CAATAGCTACCGTTTAGGAGACGCACACAAAAGAGAACGGGCGCAACGCCCATTCTCACTCCTAACTAGGTGATCAAAGTAGAGCCCTGTCCACCTCTCCCTGCAGCCGCTTCACAGCCACATCGTAGTAGCCGTCCGACATCTCCACGCCGACAAACCGCTGGCCCGCACGCAGCGCCGCAATGCCGGTGGTGGCGCTACCCATGAACGGATCCAGCACCGTGCTACCCGGCGGCACGATCGACAGCAGCTTTTCCATCAGTGATTCCGGCTTGCCCACTTGGTGCTGCTTGCCACCGAGCTGCGGGTGCACGGGCAGCACGCCTGGCAACACCACCGGGTGCGCCTTGGTGTCGATCGGCCCGCGACTACCCCATACCAGATACTCGGCTTGGCTTCGAAAGCGCCCGCGTTGCGGCCGGCATCCGTTCGTCTTGTCCCATACCACGATGCCCTGCCACACCCAACCGGCCACCTGCACGGCATCGGTCATCGTCGGCAGCATGCGCCAGTCGATAAATGCCAGCAGATGGCCGCCCGGTTTCGTCACCCGGTGACACTCGGCAAGCCACTGGCTGGCCCACGCGAGAAATCCGCGCTGGTCGCGGAAGTCGCCCTCGAAGTCCGGCAGCGGCGCCTTGGTTCCGCTGTTGATGTACTTCTCACCGGTTGGCCGTGCGCGTGCCGCCATCGTCTGGCCACCAGAGCAATAGGGCGGGTCTGTGATCACGGCATCGACGCTGGCGTCAGCCAGCCCGCGTAGCACCTGCAGCGCGTCGCCTCGGTGGATCGTGTAGGGCAGAGTCTTGTGCGTCATGAGTGTTTCCGTTCGGAGCTCCCTGGCTCGCTGGCAGGGGACTCGACACGGCCCTCAAGGAATTGATCGTCCCGCAACGCGGGCACTTGATCTCGATCACATCGAAATAACCGGCGCGCGCGAGCAACTTCGCACAGCGCGAGCAGCGCACATCCTGCATCAGTCTGTTCTTGTCGACGTTCATGCCGGCATGGTGCCGCGCCAATCGTTCACCACGCGCTCCCCTCTCAGATCGCGCCCGATGTACCAGCCCACTGGTACACCGCCACCGCCTCGCGCGTGCGCGTATGCGCTCAGCACCATGCCGGCATGACTACGCCTCGCGCCACACGCCTGCCATGACCGTCACCACGTCCGTCGACCTGTCGCGACTGCCACCGCCCGAGGTGGTGGAAACGCTCGCGTATGAGCAGATCTTCGCCGAGATGATCGCCGACCTCGTCGCACGCTCCGAGAACGACGGACAGTTCACGGCGCTGGTGGAATCCGACCCGGCGTACAAGGTGTTAGAAATTGCCACGTACCGCGAAATGCTCCTGCGTGCGCGCGTGAACGATGCAGCCAAGAGCGTCCTGCTTGCATTCGCCGTCGACGGCACACTCGACAACCTCGCCGCCTTCTACGGCGTGAAGCGCCTGACCCTCGATCCGGGCGACCCGGATCGCTCGATCGCGCCCACGATGGAATCCAACGACGACTTGCGTCGACGTGTCACGCTGGCGCCGTCCGGTTATTCCGTCGCCGGCCCCGACGACGCTTACATTTTCCTCGCGCTCAGTGCCTCCGGCCTCGTCCTCGACGCCAAGCCCACCAGCCCCTCGCCGGGTGAGGTCGTGGTGAGCGTTCTGTCGCGTACTGGCGACGGAACTGCCAGCGCCGAGCTGCTCGCTACCGTCCAAGCCGAGCTCAGTGCCAAGACCAAACGCCCGTTGACCGATCACGTCACCGTGCAAAGCGCCGAGATCATTCCGTTTCAGATCATCGGCAAGCGCTACACCTTCGGCGGCCCGGATAGTGATCTCGTGCTGGAGGCGTCCGACGACAGCCTTGCGAAGTACCTCGCCGAATCGAAAAAGCTCGATCGCGACATCACACTCGACGGCATCTACGCTGCCATCCGCGTGCCGGGCATACAGCGCACCGATCTCACGTCGCCTACCGCCAACATCGTCATCAGCGGGACGCAGGCCGCGCACTGCACGTTGATTGACCTGGTCTACGGCGGTATCGATGAATAGCCTGCTGCCGCCCAATGCGACACCGGGCGAGCGTGCGATCGAGGCAGCTACCGCACGCCTCGCCGATCTGCCCGTGCCGATCGCCGAGCTGTGGAACCCGCACACCTGCCCCGAGGACAAGCTCGCGTGGCTGGCATGGGCGCTCGGCATCAGCGCTTGGAAAAGCTACTGGCCGCTGCCGGTCAAGCGTGCCCGCGTGGCCAGCGCCATCGACATCGCTAGGCGCAAAGGCACCGCGCAGAGCGTCTACGACGTGATCGCCAGCTTCGGCGGTTCGGTGGTGCTCACCGAGTGGTGGGAAATGGAACCGCCCGGCATCCCGCATACCTTCCGCATGCAGCTCACCGTATCCGGTGTCAACGGCGAGCCGGCCAGTGCCGAGTTCGTCGACGACGTGATCGCCGAGGTTAGCCGCACCAAGCCCACACGCAGCCATTTCACCTTCGAGCAGGTGGCCACACTGACCGGTCGCATTCGCGTCGCCGCGTTCATTCGCCCCTGCATCTATGCCCGCCTGAACCTGTACGCCGAGGCCGCCGCACCATGACCGCACTCAAGATCACCGTTACCGCTGCCGGCCGCGCGGCATTGAGCAATGCCTCGCACGACGGCACCGCACCTACCAAGATCACCAGCGTCGGCGTCACCGCCACCAGCTTCACGCCGCTACCCACGACGGCCGTCATCCCCGGCGAGATCAAGCGCATCAGCACGATCAGTGGTGGTGCGGTTGCCGCCGATACGTTGCACGTGACCATCCGCGACGACAGCACTGACAGGTACAGCGTGCGCGGCATCGGCCTGTACCTGACCGACGGCACGCTGTTCGCCGTGTACAGCCAGGCTAACGATCTGCTGCAAAAGAGCAGCCAGGCCACCATGCTGCTCGCCGGCGACGTACAGTTTGCCGACATCGACGCTGCCAGCCTTACGTTCGGCGACACGAACTTCCAGATGAGCTTGGCCACTACCGACGTCGCCGGCGTGGTAAAGCTTGCCAGCGATGCGGCCACCATCACCGGCACCGATCCCCAGCTCGTAGTCACGCCGAAAAGCCTGATGGCTGCGCTCAATGATCGCCTCGGCGCCGGTGCGCCGAGCAGCTTCGTCAAGACGCTACTCAACAAGGTCAGCGCGCTGGCGTTCGTCACCGCACTGGGCATTCGTGGCGCTGCCTCCTACGACACCGGATCCAATAACGGGCTGGATGCGGATCTGCTCGACGACCAGCATGGCGCCTATTACCTCGACTACCGCAACCTGACCAGCGTGCCGGCCACGTTCACCCCGGCCCCTCACCAGCACTCCGCTGGCGATATCATCAGCGGCACGCTGGTGGTGGCGCGCGGCGGTACCGGAGCAGGCACCTTCACCGCCGGTAATTACCTGGTCGGCAACGGCGCCGGCGCACTCGCAGAAAGGACGCCAGCGCAGGTGCTGGCCAATATCGGCGCTGCCGCCGTTGTGCACTCGCACCCTATTTCCGACATCAACGGTCTGCAGCCAGCACTGGATGCGCGTCCTCTGCAGACGAACGTCACCGCGCAGATCACTGCGGCAGTGAATGCACTAATCAACGGCTCACCGGGCGCACTGGATACCCTGAAAGAGCTGGCCGACGCCATGGGCGATGATCCTAACTTCGCAGCGACGATGACGAACGCGCTCGCGGGGAAAGCGTCACTAGCTGGTGCGGCATTTTCTGGCGCCGTCAGCGCGCCAACAATGAGCACCATTAACTACTTATTCGGCGCAGACGCGAACGCGCTAATTTATCTCGCAGGCCCTGGTGCTGTAGGCATTCGGTCGGCTGGCGGTTATTTCAGTTTCGACGCAGCGGGCAACTTCAATGCTCTGAACGGCAGCATTACTACGGTCGGCGGACTCACGGTAGGCCAGCGGATTATTTCTTCCACATCCGTACTCGCACTGAGTCCGGCAGCGGCCGGCACGGTTGCGCTGCGCCCGAACGCGGGCACCACGACGGGGCAGCTATCCGTCGACTCCACCGGACTGACTTCCCTGGTCACGCTCGCGGCATCCGGCGCGATCACGGGCGCCAGCGTTCGTGCTACCGGCACCGTCATGGCAGCTGGCGGTTTTCAGGTCGGCTAAACCCTTCGCAGTACAGTCAAGGAATCAACGTGGACAACACCAACAACGCGCGCATTCGCACCCTCGCGCCAGGCATCACGGCGGAAATGATCGCCGAGCAAACGCACCTGTTCTATGACCCCTCAACCGGCGGAGGTTATGCATCGTTTCAAGCGCGGGAGTGCCTGTACGTAGATGGTCAGCATCAGGCCCCGATGGGCGACTACGACATCCTGCAGGTGCAGATCGGCGATATCGTCGCGCAGCAGTTCGGCGCCGGCCTGGTCGACCCGGTAACGGGCGCAGACCTGTCGACTATCAGCACCGCCGGCCTGATGGTGGTCATCAAAGCTGCGTACGACGCGTTGTACAACGCTCGCGCTGTGGCGCTGGCGGCGGCAGCGGCGTAATGGCTTCAGGTTATCGCAATGCTGCTGGCGTCGACTTTGACGACTTGTACGACCCTGACGTCGTGGGCGACGGGCAGAATGTTGGAAACTATCGAAAATCAAACGGCGTCGGCGTGCAGTACGCGAATATCAAATACGGCGTTAAGGGTCCGGACGTCGGTTACCGCACGCCAGGCGGTGTCGATCTGTCGACGTTCTGGGCGAAAAAAGGTTCGACCGGATATTCGCTGCCGATCAATGGTGCCAGTTACGGCGCTGCTGTTACCACGTCCGGCGCCTCAAAGCAGGCTTCATTGCAATTTCAGGTGGCGACAAGTGGCTATTTGGTTTCAAAGAACGAGGCCGGCACCGTTACAAATCTCGCATCGGGCGCACTGCCGGCGGGCGCGGTGTCCATGCAGTTCACAGATGCGTGGCTAAACGCCGCGTCAGATACCGGAGCCGGCACCGTTACCAATGGCGCCGCTGGGTACATGTCGATTGCAGGCACCTATACAAGCATCACGGTGGCTATGGCAGCTTCCTCCGGACTCGGCACGAAGCAAACAACTCACAGCATCGGCATCAACTTCAAGAACAGCGCCGGGGCGGTCATTTCATCCACCACCGTCAAGTTCGTTTGTTCCGCTGCCGGCTTGTAAAACATCCAAACTCGGTGGCGATGTACCAGGCCACTGGTACACCGCTGCCGCCTCGCCAGCGCGCGCGTGGCATCCGCAACATGCCGGCATGGATCAGCTCGTCGAAATCTCCCGTCTGCTGCAGAACATTCTGCGTTTCGGCACGGTTGCATCCGTCAATCATGTGGCCCGCCAGTGCACGGTGCGTACGGGCTTGCTGGTTACCAAGCCGATGGGGTGGCTCGTTGCGCGCGCGGGTGACGCGGTAACCCAGTGGGCGCCAAGTGTGGGCGAATCGGTCATGGTGTTGTGCCCCGGCGGCGATCCGGCACGCGGTCGTGTGCTGCCAGCGCTTTGCTCGGATGAAACGCCGCTACTGCCTGGCAGCGATACAGCCAACGTCACTCGCTACCCCGACGGTGCGCTCATCGGCTACGACCCCGAATCGCATCAGCTGAATGCCGCGCTCCCCGAGGGCGGCAAGGCCAACATTTCTGCGTCGGGCGGCCTGCAAATTACGGGCGACACCAACATCACCGGCAAGCTGCGTGTCAGCGGCGACGTCAACGTCGATGCAACGCTAACCGCGACCACAGACGTCATGGGCGGTGGCAAGAGCCTCAAGGGCCACGACCACATGGTGGTTGCCGTGGGCAGTCCGACGAGTCCACCCCGCTAATGCGCGGCATGGATCGCCATACCGGCAAGCCGCTCGATGGACTCGCGCACCTGCAGCAGTCCATCGGCGACATTCTCGGCACGCCGGTCGGCTCGCGTGTGATGCGCCGCCCCTACGGTTCGCTGCTGCCATTCCTGATCGACCAGCCCTACAACACCGCCACGCAGATTCGTCTGGTCGCTGCGACCGCCACCGCGCTGATGCGCTGGGAACCGCGCATCAGGTTGTCTCGCGTGTCGATGGATTTGGGCGAGCAGCCCGGTCAGGTCGTGTTGACGCTGGACGGCGTGCGTACTGACACACCCGTTGCCCAGCCCGGCTCTATCACCGTCCCCCTGCAACTCAGCGCCGTGACATCGGCATAACCACTGGCATCACCCGAGGATTCATCATGCCCAACGATTACCACCACGGCGTCCGCGTTGTCGAAGTCACCAGCGGCGGCCGCACTCTGACCGTCCCTTCCACCGCAGTCGGCGGCCTGATCGCCACCGGTGAAGATGCCGATGTCGGCATGTTCCCGCTTGACACGCCGGTATTGATCACTGATGTGCAGGCGGCCATTGGCAAAGCCGGCACCGCCGCCAATGGAACCCTGCTGCAGGCCCTGCAGGGCATCAACGCGCAGAGCAATCCTCTGGTGATCGTGGTGCGCGTGGCCAAGGGTATCGACGATGCTGCGACCAGCAGCAACGTGATCGGCACCACTGACCTTAATGGCCGCCTCACCGGCATGCAGGCGTTGATCGGCGCGCAGGGCCGCCTGGGCGTCAAGCCACGCATCATCGGTGCGCCGGGTCTGGATACGCAGGCCGTCGCGGTGGCGCTGGCCATCGTGGCGAAGAAGCTGCGCGCGCGTACCTATGTCTACGCCCACGGCGCCACCAGCGTCACCGAGGCGATCGCGTATCGCGCGAATTTCAGCCAGCGCGAAGTGATGGTCATCTGGCCCAACTTCATGGCGTTCGACACCGTCGCCAATGCCGACGTCGAAGTACCCGCGGTGGCATATGCGATGGGACTACGGGCACAGATCGACGAGGCGCAGGGCTGGCAGAAAACCATCAGCAACGTCGCCGTCAACGGCGTCACCGGCATCAGCCGCGACGTGCACTGGGATCTGCAAGATCCGGCCACCGATGCCGGCGTTCTCAACGCGGCCGGCGTCACCACCCTGATCAATTCGCAGGGCTTCCGCTTCTGGGGCAACCGCACCTGCTCGGATGATCCGGACTTCGTATTCGAGTCGGCCGCCGCCACCGCCATGATTCTGGCTGACACCATCGCCGACGGTTTCCTGTGGGCGGTGGACAAGCCGATGTACCCGAGCCTGGTGAAGGACATCATGGAGACCATTAACGGCAAGTTCCGCGATCTGGTATCCGGCGGTTACATCATCGGCGGCAATGCCTGGTACGACGCCAGCGCCAACGATGCCACCACCCTGTCCGGCGGCAAGCTGACGGTCGACTACGACTACACGCCGGTGCCGCCGCTGGAGGATCTGCTGCTGCGCCAGCACATCACCACCTCGTACCTGGTCGATTACGCCACGGCGATCAACGCCTGACCGAGTGCGGCCGCTCCGGCGGCCGTATTCCCCTACCTAGAGGAACCCCGTCATGGCCCTGCCAAGCAAGCTCAAGAACTTCGCGTATTTCAGCGACGGCACCAACTACGCCGGCAAGATCCCCGAGATCGCTCTGCCCAAGCTCAGCCGCAAGATGGAAGAGATCCGCAACGGCGGCATGGACGGCAGCGTCGAGGCCGACATGGGCGGCGAACTGCTCACACTGGAGGTCACCGCCGGCGGTCTCGCACGCGACATGCTGCGGCAGTTCGGCGCCACCAGCGCCAATGCCTACCTGTCCCGCTTCGCCGGTGCCTACCAGCGCGACGATACCGGAACCACCGATGCGGTCGAGGTAATCGTGCGCGGCCGTCCGAAAGAGATCGACATGGGCTCCGCCAAGCCCGGCGACGATACCTCGCACAAGTTCACGATCACCTGCTCGTACTACAAGTTGGTGATCAACGGCCGCACCGAGATCGAGATCGATCGCCTCAACTTCATCTTCAACGTCGGCGGCGTTGATCGCCTGGCAGATCAGCGCCGCGCCATGGGCCTGTAACCCTTCATCAGTGGCACCCCGTTACGCCGGCCACGGCCCCTTCGTGCGCCGGCGGTTTTTTCAATCACCACCTATCTCATCGGAGAGAACCATGTCCAAGACCACCGATATCCCCGCACAGGTCGCCAACACCGTTACGGCACCGACCGTCGTTCATCTCGACTCGCCGATCGCACGCGGCGATCAGATCATTGCCACGCTCACGCTGCGCCGCCCCAAGTCCGGTGAGTTGCGCGGCGTCTCCCTGGTCGAACTGACCCAGATGGATGTCACCGCCATCGCCAAGGTGCTGCCGCGCATCTGCGACCCGTTCCTCACGGCCGACGACATCGCCAAGCTCGAGGCCCCCGACCTGATGCAGATTGGCACCGAGATCGCGATTTTTTTGCTACCGAAGAATGCGACAGCGTCCCTCGCTGCATAGAAGACGCGATGGCCGACATCGCGGTGGTGTTCCACTGGCCACCCGCCGCGATGTACGAGTTCACCTTGCTGGAATTGACCGAGTGGCGCGAGCGCGCCCGCGAACGTAACGGGATGGAGTAGCGCGTGGATCTGAAACTACAGGTGCTGCTGCAGGCGCTGGACAAGGCCAGCGCCCCGCTCAAGAAGGTGCAGAGCTCCGCGACCGGAGCCGCTGCCCAACTCAAGAAAACCCGCGACGCACTGCGCCAGCTCGACCAGACACAGAAGAACGTCGGCGAGTTCCGCAAGCTCAAGCAGGGCAGTACCGACACCGCCAAGCGCATGGCCGAGCTGCAGCAGCGCACCCGCGCGGTGGCCCAGCAACTCAAGGCCGCTCAGAATCCGACCGCCGGGCTGGCCACCAGCCAGAAGCGTGCGGGCAAGACCAGCGCGGAGCTGTCCAAGGAGTTCCAGAAACTCACCTCCGACGGCGCCAAACTCAAGGCCGAACACAGCGAACAGCAGGCCAAGCTGCAGACGCTGCGCAGCGCGCTGCGCGCTGCCGGCGTCAACACACACCAGCTCGGTACCGAGGAAGCTGCGCTGCGCTCCAAGTCGGCCAGCGCTACCGCCTCGCTCAACCAGCAGACCGCCGCGCTGCGCGCGCAAGGCGTGCAGGCGCAGAAGCTGGCCGCACTGCACGAACGGCTCGCCAAAGGCCAGGCACTCG